GACCGGCTGCGGTGGTGAAGGCGGCGGCCCCGGTGAAGGTGCTGCTGCCGCCGCCGGCTGAGGCCGCCCCAGCGGTGGTCGTGAACGTCCCGGCCCCGCCAGCGCCGCCGGTGAAGGTCGAGGTGCCGCCCTGGGCCAGGGCGGCACCGGCCGTCGTCGAGAACGTCGCCGTGCCGGTGAAGGCGCTGGAACCGCCCTGGGCTGTCGCGGCGCCTGCGGTGGTCCCAAAGGTGGCCGCGCCCGTGAACGTGGCAGTGCCGCCCTGGGCGAGCGCGGCAGCGGCGGCCGTGGTGAACCGGCCGTCGCCGCGGAACGTGGCGCTCCCACCGTTGGCGGTGGCTGCACCGACGGTGGTCGTGAACGTGGTCGCGACACCGAACGTCGACGAGCCGCCGGAGGCGAGCGCTGTGCCCACGGTGGTGGCGAACGTCGCGGCGCCCGTGAAGGACGACGAACCGCCAGAAGCCAGAGCGACAGCCGCGGTGGTCGAGAACGTGGCGTCGCCGCCACCGCCGACAGGAGCCGGGCGCAGCGCGACCTGATAGGCATAGCCCTGCAGCGCCGACGTCTGCGTGAACGCCGCGGTGCCCGTCGACCCGGCCGTCGCCTGGTTGCCCTCGAGCGCGAGGACCGCGCCGCGGCCCGCGTTCTGCGTCGACGAGTTCTCGATCTCCTGCCAGCCCGACGGCGCGTTCACCGTCTGACTGGATGCGGACTGCAGCTGAGCGCCACCGATGACCATCGCGCCGTCCGTGACGGTCGTGATCGCCGGGACTGTCTTGGTCGCGGTGCCGTTCGTGACCGAGGAGTACGAGACGTCGATGGGGGTCGTGTCGTCGACGAACCGGAACACGGCCAGCAGCGCGTTGCCCGCAAGGCTCGACGACCACACGAAGTCGAACGTCGCCGGGGGCGACGCCTCCTCGCCCGCTGTCACGATGTGCCAGTAGGCGGTGATCATGTTGCCGCCGGTGGCGTGGAGCACCGGGACGTGCTGCGTCCAGCCGGACGGGACCGTCGTGAACGATCCGCCCGTGTCCGCGTTGACGAACTGCACCCACAGCAGGTCGCCCTCGGTGAGGGTCGCCGGCGCCGTGACGTTGTACGCCGTGGTCGCCGAAGTCCACAGGGTCTCGGTGGACTCGATCAGCCGCGGGGTCTGCGCGGTCCAGAGCCCGGTGCCGCCGCCTGCTGTGGCTGCGCCCGCCGACGTGGTGAACGCCGCGTCGCCCGACGCCGACGACAGCGCGACGTCGAAGCCGGTCCCGGGGTTCCTCAGGTCGACGTCGAAAGCCACCGACGCCTCCTAGGCCGCTGTCGCGTTCGCAGACCGTCCGACGTGCGTCGCGTCCTCGTATACCTCGACGTAGAGGTCGGTCACGTCGTCGTACCACGTCATCGAGAACGCGCCGCCGGTCGTCGTCGTCGTCGTCTTGACCAGCTCGCCCGTGTCCGCGCGGTGCAGGTTCACCGTGAGCCCGGCGCCGTCCGCGTCGGCGTAGCCGGAGACGGTGCCGGAGACGGTGTAGGTGTGCGCGTGCCACGTCGGCCAGATGCCCCACGCCGCCCATGCGGCCGGGAGGCAGTCGAGCCGCCAATCGCGGGCGGTCTCCAAGTCTGCGCGGTCGGGGTCAGGGTCGCCGGGCCAGCGGGACCAGTTCGTCCGAGCCGCGCCGAATGGGGTGATGAGCAGGTTCTCGGAGTCCGAGCGATACATGCCGACGTAGGCCGGATCCCATCCCTTGCCGGCCGTGCGCTCCAGCGACAGCGTCAGGCCGCCGAGCGCCGGGGCGGTCACCTCCGCGTCGATGTTGACCACGGCGCCGACGAGGAAGTAGTCCGACTCGGGGATCGTCGGCGTCGTGACGTCGTTCACCTGGCGCACCACCGCATCGGCCGCGGTGTCGGCGAGGTGGAAGTACCGCGACTGCGCGTGCGCGCCGACCCCTGCGGTCGCCTTGCTCGACGTGTAGTTCAGCAGCAGGAACCCGGAGAGGTTCCAGCCAGCCGACGCCGTGGCCGAGCGGAACTGGATCGAGTAGTCGTTGTAGCCGCGGGCCAGCGTCAGACCGGCGGTGCCCTTCGCGCCTGCCGCGTCGATGCGGTGGACGAGGGAGAACTGCCCGCATTGAAGCGAGCCGGTGCAGACGTAGGCGGTATCGGTCTGCGAACCGACCGCGACGTTGATCGTCATCGTCGCGTTGTCGTTGAAGAACAGGCAGACCGCCGACGGCTGCATCGTGATCGTGCCGGGCTCGGCGATGTGGATCGTCCGCGCCCACTGATCCTCGTCGCCTGCCGCCGTCCCGCCCATCTGCCCGACGGCGTCGACGCCGCCGATCAGCAGCGAGTTCAGGACCGTCGTCGTCGTCGATGCGTTGAACTCGTAGGTCACGCACACCATGCCGCCGACTTGCGTTAGCACGTTCGTCAGACCGGTCGAGACGCATTCGAGCGAGCGCGTCGACGTCAGATCCTCCGCCGTGATGTCTACGATGCCGTAGGCCCACCGCTGCGAGTTCAGCCCAGACTCGTTGTCCCAGAAGTCTCGAGCCGTGCCGCCGTTGACGCGCATCGACGCGATCCAGTCGGTCGTCGTCGTCTGCGCCTCGTTGCCCCACAGTTCGCACCAGACCTGCCGAACCGTGACCGACGCCTCCGGCAGGAACGAGCCGCCGAACGCCGGGATCGCAGTCGCCCCGCCGACCGTCTGGTAGGTCGTTGTGAGCAGCGCCCGCGTCGACTCGATCGGGATCCGAACCGTCTTGACGTGCGTGGTCGTCGTGTCGTCGTACTCGTAGGTGATGATCAGCTTCACCGAGTGGTTCTGCGTGACCGAGACGGCCTGCTGCACCGAGGCTTCCCACGTCATCGACGTCCCGGACCAGTTGGTCGTGAAGTACGACGTCACGTCGCGGCGGGCGCGGAACGTCCACGCCTCGCCGGAGTTCGCGATCGTGTCCGTGACCGTCGCGGTCGACTCCGCAGCGGCGCCCAGTTTCACGCCGAGGATCCAGTTCGTCGGCGACGAGGCCACGGTCGCATCGTCGCCCCAGGTGACGACGAGCGTCACCGACCGGAACACCTTCGAGTTCTCCGGCAGGTAGATCGTGTTGCCGGTGAAGGTCCGCTTCGTGTTCGCCGCCAGCGACGCCGTATCGACGTCGTAGACGAACTCGACCGTCTTGGATCGCGTAGCCATTCCCTGCCTCCGTCAGCCTGTCCAGCGGGCCCAGGCCCGAGCAGCGGGGATCAGGTGCAGTCGATGTAGAGCGTCGGTGCGGGCAGGTCCACGGTGAACGTGCCGCCCGTGCTCGAGATGTCCGACGACTCCGTGCAGTAGGCGATCAGCTCGTCCGCCGACGCCGAGCCGCCGCGGGACTTGTAGATCACCGCCGTGCGCGCCGTGATCGTCGACGACGGCCACGTCGGATCGGTCCAGCTGATCTGGACCTGGTCGGTGCCGGCGTCGTAGGTCACCGACACGCCCGACAGGGTCGCCCCGCCAGCCGTGTACCCGGTGCCCGACACCTCGTTGGTCACGTCGTCGCGGAAGTCGTGGGTGTCCTTGTTCGGCGTGTACGCCGACGTCGTCAGCAGCATCTTGAAGGTGTCCGTGTCGAGGTCGACCGTGCCCTTCGCGATGTTCAGCAGGCCGTTGCCGTACCAGTTCCAGGTGCCAGCCATGTCAGCTCCAGGGGGAGACGTAGTTGCCGGACGCCCACAGCGACGCGGGCACGAAATCGACGGGCGGGGTCTGGCCCTCGAACAGGTTCGACGTCGGCCACGAGCTGTAGCCCGGGTTGGAGTTCGCGGAGTACTTCGAGCCGAGGGTGTAGACGGGGCCGAGGTTGCGGGTGCCGACGCGGGCGGCCTCGCGCTGCGTGAGCGCGTAGGAGGCGTCCGGGCCGGTGAGCCGGATGAAGACGTTGCCGACCTCCCACCCGGGCCCGGTGGCGGGCGGGGTGCGGCCGTCCGAATCATCGAGGTACCAGCCCTGGTACCGCCCGTCGAGGCTGACCCAGCCCCACACCCGCAGCTGCTTGGGGCCGCCCCAGACCTGCAGGGCGTCGGCGTGCACGGTTGCCTTGGAGCCGTAGGTGGTCGACTCGACACGGATGTTCTGCAGCGTCACCGTGCGGTTGCTGGTCGTGCGGAAGGCGATCTGGATCGCATCGGAGTTGTAGGTGCCGGCGAGGAAGCGGATGCCCTCGAGGTGGTCCCGGCCCGTGTCCGAGCTCCCCGCGTCGGAGAGGCGGATGCCGCGGTTCGGGGAGTCGTAGGACCCCGACGGGACGGTGGTGCGGCCGCCGATCTGAGCACCGATGAGCACCCGGTCGTCGCAGCCCGCGATCGTGACCGGGCCGGTGATCACCGCCGGTGCGACGAAGATGCAGTCCGTCGTCGCCGGAGCCGAGTAGGTGCCGCCCGACGCGGCGATCCGGATCGTCACCGGGTTCGTCAGCTGCGGCGGGGCGTAGATGCCGAGGTTCCCGCCGATCGCACCCGACGGCGACGGTGCAGGACTGGACGTCGTCGGCGTCGGGGTCGGTGCGGCCGAGCTCGTCGACGGGGCCGGGCTGCTCGAGGCGGGCGCCGGCGTCGCGGTGACGGTGACGGTCTCGGTGACCGTCGGCACCGGCTGGTCGACGTAGGCCTGCAGCTGCGCGATCGCGGCGCGCGCCTGGTCGGCCGTGACGGTCGTCGACTGGCTCGAGGCCGTGACGACGCCGCCGACAGCCAGTGCCGCGACGACGGCGCCCGCGATCGCGAGCGAGGCGCGCGTCCGCATGTCAGGCGTGATCGGCCGGGGCGGCGGCGCGGCCCTTGACGCCCTTCGGCGCGGCCTTGGCGCGAGACTCGGCCGCGACCTTGTGGCCGCGCAGCGCGAGCTGCTCGTCGACCGCCGCGACGCGGTCGTCGCGGCCGAAGCGGGCGTAGCCCTCCCGCTCCACGAGGAGCGCGTCGATGTACTGCGCCTCACGATCGGCCTGGGCCTGCTCGGCACTCACGCCTTCGTGCTCGGCTGCTGCGGTCCGCTGGTCCACTGTCAGGCCGTCCTTCAGGTCCTCGTCGAGGTTCTCGGACATGTGATCTCCCGGTTCCAATGGCGAGAGCCCCCGCCTGATCGGCAAGGGCTCTCGGGTGACGTTGGGGGCGCTAGGTGCTCAGCGGAGCCGCTCTATGTAGGCGGCAGCACTGCGGAGCAGCGCCGGGTCATCGTTGAAGCGACCCAGCAGCAGGTTGTGCTCGCCGCACAGGAGGCCTCGAACCGCACCCGTTGTGTGGTCATGGTCAACGTGCAGGTATGTGGTGTACCGCGCAGCCTGATCCTCGGGCTTGCAGCCACAGAGTGCGCACCCGCCGCCCTGGTCCGCGAGCATCTGCTCGTACTCGGCGTGAGTGATGCCGAACTTGCGCATCAGGTGACCATCGCGTTGAGCGCCCGAGGTCTTGCGCTCGACAGCCTTGCACTCCTTCGAGCAGAACTTGGAGGGCCGGCGCTGCTTCGGCTGGTACGACGCCCCGCACACCGCGCAGGTGCGCGGGGCGTCGTCCGCGCCAGTCGATGGCGTGTACCTCGCTCGATGCCACTCGCGATAGCACGCCTTGCACCAGGACTGCGGCTTCCCGTTCTTCAGGTAGAAGTCGGAGAACGCCTTGTCCTGCCCGCATTTCGAGCACTTCCTGGTCACGGTGCCAGTGTACTAGAACACTGACACCGTGACTAGAAGGTCAGAATGCAGGGGTGATCAAGCCGGTGCCGTTCACCTTCTGCGCGTGCGTGACGCGCGTGAAGATGGAGGCGAAGTAGGCGTAGACCACGAGGTCGACGCCCAGCGAGGTGGCCTTGCTCTGCTCGGCGCGGATGAGCACCGGGGCCGAGGGGTCCTCCCACAGGTGGGACTCGCGCTGGGAGACGAAGTAGATCTCGTCCTCGTTCGTGCCGGCACCGAGGTTGGTCGCGATGTTGTTGTCGACGATGACGGGCACGCCCGACGGCAGGACGCCGCGGAAGCCGGCGCCGTAGCGCTCGGCGTAGGCGACGCCGCCCTGCTGCGGGGCGAGGCCCATCTGGCCGAACAGCGGCCAGGTGGACGTGAGCTGGGACTGCAGCCAGTACCAGCGGCGGGAGTGCATGACCGCGATGGTGTCGCCGGGGTGGCTGTTGAGCATCGCGGCCTCGACGGCGGCCGGACCGGCGAGGAGCTTCGGGTACAGCTCGGCTGCGGTGGGGGTGCCGTCGGTGTAGGCGATCGCCGTGGCGACGTTGGTGAGACCGGTCGACGCACGGTTGATCACCAGGGAGTCCTGATTGGACCGCTGCGCCGAGATGAGGTCGGCGACGATGGTGTCCTCGACGCCGACGCCGCGCTCGATCGCCTGACGGGAAACCGTCTGAGAACCGGCCGAGGTGAGAATGGCGACGGTGAGCAGAGTGTCGTCGGCGTTGGTCTCCGAGACCGTGGAGTTCTCGGAGGTCTGCTCAGCGGCCGAGGTCCCCGTGGTCAGCTTGCCGATGTAGGCGGTCAGGCCGGTGTCGGGCAGCTGGTGCCGGTTCATCGCGTCGCACAGCGGACGGTCCGCGCGGGGGAGGCCGGCGAAGTCGTCGACGAGGTACGTCGGCACCACGATGCCGGTGAACGCGCCGGTGCCGACCGCTCGGGACTGGCTGCCCTCGACCCGGTCGAAGGAGTCGACGCCGCGCTCGACGCGCTCCTCCGCCTGGTGGCGGTTGATGCGCTCCTGCGCGGACCAGTCGCCCCGGAACGCGCGGGCGACGTCGAGCGCGAAGTTCAGGCCCTTGGGGTCCTGGTCGGCGCGGTAGGTGCGCTCCTCGGAGCCCACGCGGGCGACCTGGTCGTAGGCCGGCGCGCGGACCTCGGTCTCGTGGATCTCGGCGGCGCGCTCGGCGACCGCGTCGTCGGCGGCCGCGTCGGCGCGCAGCTGCGCGATGTCGGCGTCGGCGCGCTCGATCTCGGCGTCCTTCGCTGAGATGTCGGCGCGGATGGAGGCGATCGCGGCCTCGTCGGCCTCGTTGCCGTAGGCCTCGCGCAGGCTCGCCGAGAGCGCGTTTCGCGCGGCGACGAGCTCGGCGCGCTTGCCCTCGCGGTGAGCGATGAGCTGGCGGAGCGTGAGCATGGTTGCTCGCTTTCCGGCATGGCGGTGCCACGCCTGTCGTTGGGTGATGGTTGGTGCTGATCACCTGCGACTGGCGGTGCCCCTGGGCGGTGCCGGGGGGTCCTACGGGCCGGGGGTGCGTCCGCGCCGAGTGGGCGCGGTGGTCTAGTGGCGGGGGCGGGTCCACTCGTCGTCAGGCATGTGGCGCCTGCGGGTCCGCTGCTCGTCGCGGGCCTCCGCAAGGGACGCCGGCACGGCGCTGGACCGCAGCTCGGACCAGGCGGCCGGGTTCGCGCCGAAGTTGACGCTCGACACGTCGCCACGGTCCAGGTCGATGCCGGTGATCGTGTACTGGGTGAAGGCGTCGTTCCACCGGCCCGACGTGATCATGAACCGGAACGACGCACCCTGCAGATCGCGGCGCTCGAGCGCGAGGAGCATGTCCTGCACGTCGCCGCGGCGAGGATCGACGAAGGCGTCGAAGTCCAGGCCGGTCGGCTCGCCGTCGAGGACCTCGCGCAGATCGAGCGTGTCGTTCAGCGTCGAGGCCATGGAGGCGCCGCCGCTCTTGCCGTGGTTGAGGTTGAACTCGACGGCCGGACCGCTCGACAGCGCCTCGGTGAAGACGCCGCGCGCGACGATCTCGTCGTAGGGGCCGAACATGTCCCACATCTCGTAGGGCTGCCCGGTGACCGAGGCCATGCCGCCGACCCGGACGACGGTCATCCCGTTGCGCTCGATCTCACGCAGGTCGCCGGGCTTGATGTCGACACGCACGGATCCTCGTCGTGAGGCCGTGGGGTCCTCGGTGAACCGTCGCTCCGACGGCCTGGCCGCCAGCGACGGGTAGCCGGCGGCTCGCGCCTGCGCCGCCTCACGCCTGGTCGTCATGTCGTGGCTCCGTTCTCGGCCTTCGTCTGCTGCTGGGGGGTCGCCTGCCCCTTGCCGAACAGGCGGTCGAACTCGGCGAGCTGCTCGTCGGTGAACGGCGCGCGGTTGCGCAGCGCGCGGGCCTCGGACGGCGCGATCATCCGCGCGTCGATCTCGGTCTTGAGCGAGGTCACGACCGACGCCGGATCCATGCGCAGGATCGCGTCGGTGTTGAACTTCACGAACTGCGGCCGGGGCAGCAGCCGCGACAGGGCGCGCTCACGACGGGTGATCGCCGGGCCGAGGTTCATGATCAGCAGCTGCAGGTTGCGCTGCGTGATGTTCGCGTAGGTGATCGACGACGACGAACCCGCCGCGTCGATCATGTCCGCGGGGACGCCGAAGAACCGGGAGACGTCGGCCAGGCCGAACTGCATCTGGTCGAGGAACGCGGCCTGCGAGGCGTCGGCCTGAGCCGGTGTCCACTCCCACTCCGACCCGGTGACGAAGATGTCCCGGCCGGCGACGGCCTCCTTGAACCGGGCCTTCATCTGCCGCGCCACTGCTGTGGAGATAGTCTCCTCCGACTGGTGCTGCAGGACGCCCATCGGGGCGACGTCGTTGGCGAACCAGTCCAGTGCGAACTGCTGCGCCGAGAGGTAGCCGCCGATGCTCATCGCCGCATAGGCCACCGGGGACAGGCCCAGCGGGATCCCTGAGACGACGAACTGGCGCTCATGCCAGACCTTGTCCGGGGTGTAGGTCTGCCCGCCGATCTTCCACTCGACGATCTGCGCACCCTTCCCGCGGACCGATACGTCCGACAGCGGCACGAGCTCGATACGCGTCGGGAGCTTCAGCCCGTTCACGGCGGTGATGAGCCCCACCGTGTTCCCCGACCGGTCGAGGTCGAACTGCGACGCGTACAGCCAGTCGGTGATGTCGACGGTCTCCCCGCCCGGAGTGACGAGGATCGGCGGCTTCGCGACCTCGACCTGGACGCCGTCGGACAGCTTCCGGTAGGCGTCGACGGGCATGGTCGACACCAGGTCCGCGCGCAGCCGCAGGCATGCCCACACCCCAGAATGGCGCAGCGCCTTGTCAGGGGTGACGTCGACTGTCCCCTGACGGCTCCCGCGACGATCGTCCGGGGCGACGTCGGACAGGCGCACGCGCTGCTGGAAGAAGAACGACATCAGCGCCTCGACAGGGAGTACGACAGGGCCAGCGCCGCGGACCCGAGGACCACGAGGACGCCGGCCACGCCGACGAGGAGCCAGCCCGCGGCGGTCAGGGCACCCACCCCGAACAGCTCGAGCCCGGTCGTGGCGAGCGCCTTGACGGGGACGGTGCGCGGCTTCTCGGCCATCGACGAGTCTCCGATCAGTAGGCGGTGCCGAGCAGCTCGGCGTCGGTTCTTCCGGAGCGCTTCCCGCCGACCATCCAGACGGCGAGCGCAGCGGCGTAGAGCGGGGACAGGTCGGCGGGCTCGGTCTCCTCGTCGGAGTCCGCGGTGAACACCCACTCGGTGGTCTGGCTCGACCGGCGCGCCGCGTCGACGGCATCGTTCAAGTCCGGGTGCGGGCGCACCGCCAGCTGCGGCGTGTCGGCGTGCACCAGGTCGAAGAACCGGGCACAGGCCCTGCGCACGTCGGACGTCCCCAGCGCCTTGAACCCGCGGACCCGCTCCAGGTCGGCGGCCAGATGCCCGGCCGCCATGCCGCCGGCCAGCGCAAGCGCAGACGCCCCGTGCTTCGCCGCCCGGTCCACCACGTAGGGCAGCACCCAGGCGACGCCCTTCTCGTGCTCGATCACCTCGACGTGGATCCGGCCGTCGCGCCGCCGCGACGCCACCGCGACCGCGGCCGCCGAGCGGTCCGGCGTGAAGTGCAGCGCCATCGCGATCCGCGGCCCCGCCGTCGTCGACTTCGACTGGGCCTTCCACCACGACGGCATGTGGAACAGGCCCCCCGAGCCGCGCTCCTCCCACCAGCCGAGGCGCTCCCGCAGGAACTCCCGGACCGGCAGCGCGCGGCGCTCAGCGCGGACGTAGTCCTCGGTGATGCGGCCGGCGCCCATCGCCGGGTTCGCCGCCCGCCAGTTCGCGGGGTCGTCGGCCGCACAGCCGACGCGGGTCTTCGCGTGGTCGCAGTCCCGGTCAGCGCAGCCGCCCTGCGGCGCGCACCACTCGATGTAGGCCAACGACGGGTCGTCGCCGGCGCGGCCGCGGTCCCGGATGTCGACCAGGACCCGGCTCGACGCCAGGCCCGCGCTCGACGCGTAGATGACCAGCGGGTCCGGCCGCGCCGACAGCGTCGGCAGCAGCGCGCCCATCATCTCGCCGGTGAGGAACAGCGCCTCGTCGAGGATCACGACGTCGCCGGACAGGCCGCGGCCCGACGCCTGCGACCGGGCCACGAAGATGATCCGCGACCCGTTGTGGAACTCGAACGCCTCCTCGCCGTTCGAGAACGACACCTTCGAGATCCGCGCCGCGAGCGCCGGGCTCGAGCGGTACAGCTTCAGCACCGACAGGAAGGCCTCGTGCGAGGTCTTGTACCGGTGCGCCGACCATACGACCAGCTGATCGGGGCGGCGGATCGCCGCGAGCAGCGCGATCGGCAGCAGGATGCCGCCGGTCTTGCCGTTCTGCCGCGGCTCGACCACGCACGACTCGAGCTGTGCGAACCGCTCGCCCAGGTCGACGTCGGCCCGGGTCGACAGCAGAGTGTCCAGCGCGAGCCGCTGCTCCGGGTCGCACGCGATCCCGAACAGGCCGACCAACTCGACGGCCAGATCCCCGAGCGAGTCGTCCCGGGGCGGCGTCCACCGGAAGGCCGGCTGGATCAGATCAGGCGAGACCCCGGGCGGCACGCTTCTCGAAGAGCTCATCGACAGCGTCCTTCGCCTTGGGCTTCAGCGCGTCGATGGCCTCCATCGTCGCGCGCAGCTCGCGCGCCAGCCCCGCCTTTGCGCTCGCCGGCGTCGCCCGGTCGTGCAGCGTCCGACGCAGCTCGGCGGCGATCTCCTCGAGCGACGGGCCTTCGTCCGGCTCGTCGGCGCTCCGCTCCTCGACGACATCGACCGGCAGATCCACCACCACGGCCGGAGCGCGGTACCCGCGCTTCCCCCGCGTCCGACACACGTCCGAGCAGTACCTGGCGCGCGGCGACCGGCCCTCGAGCGAGGTCCCGCACGTCTCGCAGCGACGCATGGCACCTCCTCGTGTCCGGACGCCTCCCGACCTCAGCGGAGAAAAGGGACC